TTTTCTTGAAGTCTCTCTGCAATTTGCTGTCTACTGCCCGGATTGAACGGTTCAACGATGTCTTTGAGAGGTTTGCCACTTGTTTTATGTGTGCGTCCACTTTCGACTCTCGGCGGAAAAAGCTCCTGCATTTCAACTTGAATAATATCCAGCTTAGTCTTAAGTTCAGCCAAGAGAGACAAAGCTGCTGCTTCATTGAGTTTAAAACCATTTCGCTCTTGCTCGGCGATGATGATTGCGACTTGGTGTTCGAGGTCGATGCTTTCTTGCGAGAAGTCATTGTTCATTTCCTTAGTTAAATGTTTGTAAAGTTCTGCTGTTACCTTTGTATCTTGAATACAGTACTGCAACATCTCATCGGTAAGACCGCCGTCAAAGTCTTTGAAGTCTCCTTTTGGAAAACCTAGACGATTGCCCCAAGCAGCAAGGCTGTGTCCATCTTCGAGGCTAGGATTGTACAGTCGTGACAACACTAGCGTATCTACCAGCTGTGACTTTTTGACAGTAATTCCCCAAACCTTCTTCAGTACAGGGAAATCAAAGAAGATACCGTTGTGCGTAACTACACTGTCGCAGTTGTTGATAAAGGCTTGCAGTGCAGTTGGTTGCACAAAAGTAGAGACAACATCCTTGTCAATGTCACGACACACAACACACCAGATTTGATTGTGGGTGCTGTTGGTTTCGATGTCGAGTATTATTCTCATGCTACGCTATCTAATAAATTAACTATCTGCAAATTATAGCAGTCTGCTTTCACAGTGTAGTTATTTAATTTATCTACTTGTCCTTTTCGTAAAAATACAGCATCTTCGTAATACTTTTGTTTTGGATAAACACCTAAGAACCATCCACATGAATAATCGTCTTTCACCCGGACAAAACAATACAAATCACATTTTTGTTTTATATTAAAAGCAGCTACCGAACATTCATAGTGTGGTTTTGGTGCAACTTTTGTCTTTTTTGATTTTACATCTACTGTTTTTCCGTTGTCAAGGACAATATCGTATTCGTAAGTATTGTGTTGTTTTCCTTGTAAAACTTCTAAAGCAATTAGCTCTCCTAAGAAACCTGTTAAGTTTCCATCTCCTTTTAAAATACTGTTATTTAACGCACCCATCTCTGTTGCTTTATTTTGTGCTTGTTTTAACATCGTGTCAGTAACAACAATTTGTTTTATTAAACCCATAATTTTATCAATCCTCCTAAGTACATCGCTACTGCCACAAACTCAACCGTGAACAAGGCATAGTCCTTCTGCTGCACTCCTGACCAAGCCCATAATCCACTACCAATCAAACCAAACCACAGGTTCAATGGAAAGATGTTCAGGCTGGTCAAGCCAATACCAATCAGACAGAGGATAGTCCCAGTCCATTTCATTGCTTTTTCAGCACTTTCTTCTTGCGAATAAGGGGTTCTTCAACGACAGTTACTGTCTCTACTGGCATTGGTCGTGGTTCTTCAAACATTGCAGCAAGTAGTTCCTGAATCTCAGGCTCAAGCAATGTAAAAGACTTACCGTTGTTCATGTGGACATCACGGTCAATAATGTAGCTGACGTTCATTGTTTCAATAACGATGTTATTTATCTTGACTAGCATTGGTTTCAATCCTTTTCAGTTCGTGTTCAATCATCTTTTGTGCGTTGCTGAGTGCCTTAATCAGTTGCTGACAATCTTCAACATGGTAATCCGCTACAACATCAGTTCCTAACACTTTGTATGCTTCCAGCGTATCTCGAATGAGATGCTTGAGTGTAGTTGTGAACTGCACTGGCTCATCGGCATCACCAAAGAAGAAACCGTAATCCACTGCACCGTTCTCGGCAATCCATACAAAGCCATCTACTTTTACGTTCTTACTCATTTTCCTTTACACCTTTCAGTTTCAATACGCTCTAACACTTTTAACTTTTCTTCATCGGTCATCTTGTACCAAGTACTGATTTCCTCTTTGTTTCTACCACAATCGTTGCAACTCATAATGGTGATGTCGTAGGTGCATTTACCAATGCAGGGCGATTTTACCATCTCTGTTTTCCATTTCCAAAAGTTGTTCCAGTTCGGTAAGTGTAGTGGTGGACATTTCCAAACCATATCATTTCTCTTGTGCCTTTCTTAGTATTGCTCTAGCAAATTCTGCTGGATGACTAGATGCTTTGTTCCATAAATCCATAACTTCATCATCTGTAAGGGCTAATGTCTTTGCTGGATGGGTGTAGAGTGGTTCTAAATACTTTTTATCTTTGTTTAGTATTGTTGGTTCTTCATGCCAGTATTGCCAATCAGTAAAAGGTTCGCCATTTTCTTTTACATATTTCCATCGCCACGCTACTGGTTCATTAGTTGTGTCCATAACCTGTCATCGTTCCTATTCTGTTTTCGAGGCTCATAATCTCACCAGCCATCTCGTCAATCTTTGCTTGTGATTTATTGAATACATCTTTATATTGCAAACACCAATAATCCCTTGCGTTCTTCAATTCCGCTATCTCTGCTTCTAACTGTCGTATCTTTTCCAATGCTTCAAAACCTTCGGTGATTTCTTCTGCAAGGCTTCTGTTCATTTTCCCTCCGCAATAAACTTGTCCACAGCGACATCAATCTCATCACCAATCATCCAGCGCCATTCCGACATATCACCATTACAGGCAATCACAGATGGTGCAACAATCTTAGGGTCGATGTCCCACGATGCGCTCTTTAACCAGCGATAACGCTCGGCATCAGCATAGACTTCGGTGTTGTCTTGTATGCGACCAAAGACATCCTTATTCAATGTGCGTAGCCTGTCAATCTCCAAGCACAAGGCATTGATATAGTTGCGAGTCACAGAGTATTCATCTGTCTTGGCATACTGCCGTGCTTTTTCTACTAAGTCGTTGTTCATAGTGTGTCCTTTCCTTTGTGTAATTTTAACACGTTCTGCGCAAACAAAACTAATTGTTCAATGTTTGCAGAACTTTTCATTGTGTTCGCCAAATTAGAGATAACTTGAATGTTTCCTTTAACATATCCAAGTTTAGGGTTTATCTTGTCCAAAGACGGAGAAGCCCACTCAGAGAACGGCTCTAGCTTTAGCCCCAAATACGGACAAAACTCGGGGATATGTATATCTTTTGCTGATATATCAAACGCACTTCCGTACTTTTTAGCCCGTGCTTTTGCGTTCTGCACAAGATATTTTTCCTGATTGTTAATCTTCCATTGCTTTTGTTTTGCTAAGTCAGCGCAGGGGTCTTTATCATACTTTTCTTTTTTATTTGCTCTTGTTCTTTGGCAGATAGTGTCTTTGTTTTTCAAATAATACTCCTTGTTCCGTTCTTTAAGTGTTTCTTTGTTTTTTTCCCGATAGGCTTTTCCGCTAACCGCCTTGCGTTCGGCAATGCTTTCTTTGTTCTCCAAATAGTACTGTTTATAGTACTCTTTCCGGTCTCTTGTCATAATTCCTCCAAAATTAGTATTATAAACGAAAATAGCTCAGTTGTCAACAAGTATTTAAAGAGTGTTATCTTCAAATGTTTCAATGAGCCTGTAAATATCCCTATCAAAGAACAAACTACCGGCAAAGCCTGTTTCTCCGGTGTATCGTGACTTCAGAACACGCAGCTTTGTTGTGTTTTTTTCTATCTCATTGTCCGCTTGCTGATTTCTTTCCATCCCGATAACCGCATCAGAAAGTTGACTAATACCTTGTGTTCCTCGTAGGTGCGAAAGGCTAATTTCAACCCCATTCTCTAAACCTTTATTACCTTCCAACCTTCTCGTATGTGACACTCCGAACAAGCCAACCCCTGTTTCTTCGACAAAAGTACGCAACCGAGTAAGAAGCATATCCAAGCCCTTACGCTCGTCCGTGTCAATCCCTGACAGAACCATTTGATAGTGGTCTAGGAATATCCACTTACAATCTTGTGCTTTCGCCATCCAGCGCAGTTTGCCGATAACCGTATCAATGTCTAACGAGCCAAAGTGGGCAAAAATCGTACATCTTCCAGTACCCATCGTGTTGTCAAAAGCCTGTTTATATTCCTCATCGGTATAAACAGTATGTGGCAGATGCAGTGCTTTACGAGCCTCGAAAGCCATAATACCTAACGCAGTTCTAGCGGCTTTTTCTTCTAAAAACGCTAAACCAATATTGTCCGTAGTGGTTTGTAGAAGATGATGCACTAACTGTCGCAACAGGGTGGACTTACCTTGACCGGTTGCACTGGTGATAGTTATTAACTCACCACCACGCAAACCACATAGCATATTGTCTAAAGTAGCAAAGGGGTAATGAGCATCAGGATTCCGTTGCGGTTCTTTTAGCTCGTCCCACAAATCCCTTCCGTTAATTAAGCCATCGGGTCGGTATTGTTCAGCACCCCACCAAGCATCAATAAATTCTTTGCCTGAATTATCTTTAAGATAGTCACACGCATCTTTGTATCCTTTCTTATGCTTCATTACCTTTACTTTGCCACCGAACAATTCAGCGACAGCCTGTGATGCCTTTTGTCCTGCTTCATCGGCATCAAACGCTATAACGATGTTCTCGAATGAGTCAATCCATTCATACTGTGCTTTGCAGTCCTTTAGAGCCGCCGCCGCACCGTTTCTAACGCTAACGCATGGGTATTTACTGCCTTGCATCTGATACGCTGCCATAGCGTCTAGTTCGCCTTCACAGATAGTCAGGTAGCGACCTGCTTTAGCGAACAACTGCTGTCCGAACAGCGTAGCGCCATTAAAGTCACCCGCAATGCTGAATTGCTTGTTAGCCACATCCCTAGTCTTAACTGCCGCTAGTGTGCCATCAGCATCATAGAAGGGGTAATAGTGCTTACCAGTTGATTGTTTTACGCCGTAGGTCAGGCAAGTAGCCGAAGTAATACCACGGTCAGCGATACTAGAATTAGTAGCATTGTCATAAAATTGTATATCCTTGTTCATTGGTTTAACTGCCTTCATTGTTGTTGTTTCACCATTGCTGGCGGTGTAGGTTTCACACTTAAAGCAATGTGTATGACCATCGTCATAGAGCGCATTGGCATTTGAACTGCCGCAATGCTCACACGGGAGGTGCTTTACGAATTTAGAAACTGGCATATTCAAATCCACTAGAGAGTTCAACTTCCATATCGCCGAAATCTTCCTCTTTGATGTCGGCTGGTGATAAGTTCTCAGCCGTGATAAAGCAATCTTCTTCGGTGTCACCCTCGACAGTTACATAGTAAGTTTTAGTGACTTTGAATGTTGCCATTAGTCCTTTTGGTGCTGTTCTCATTTTTCATTCCCTTTCATAGTGCTTAATGAGTCAATCAAATCGTCAAATAAAATATTGTTTAACTGGCAATACAAGCGAATCTTTTTCAATGCGCTTTGCTGTATCTCGTACACGGTACTGGTGTGCAACTTCATAATGTCTGCTATCTCAGGCAAACTCATTTCATATTCATCAGACTTAAAACCTGCTTTCATCTCTCACTCGCTTTCTTTAGTAAACAACAGTTTGTGTGCATTTAGTCCCATCGAAATAGCACAAGTGTTTTTTAGCATCTTCCAGTGTATAAAAAGTGCTATTGCACGAAGCGCCTTGCCATGAATTTATCCAAGCATCTACCCACCACCACTTAAACAACCAATGTTTTTGCTGAATTTCGTATGTTTTATATCCATCAGCGTTTATTCTTTCAATTATGCGAACTTTCATTTCTCACTCGCTTTCTTTAGTATTGCTCTAGCAAAACCAATCCAATAAGAATCATCAAAGTTTTCTGTTTCATTACCAAAATTAAATAATGCCTGTTCTAGTATTTCCTCATCTGTTAGTGTTTTTAACTGTGGTGAGCAAGTATGAATAGAATCGCCTGTAACTCTTTTGCCACAATCCAAGCAAACAGTCCACGCTACTTGGTCATTGTT